ATATCCCCGGTTTCGGTGCTTATGGCTACGGTCTTATACATCTTATTGGTGGGTTTGCTAAATCTGCAACTTCTATTGTCAGACAGTTAATTGATGCAGGTACACTAAGTAACCTACCCGGTGGTTTAAAGTCTAGAGGTCTTAGAATTAAAGGTGATGACACTCCGATCATGCCGGGTGAATGGCGAGATGTTGATGTACCATCTTCTAATATTAAAGATAATATCTTACCGCTTCCATATAAAGAGCCAAGCCAAACACTATTTACACTATTACAAAACGTAGTAGAAGAAGGACGTAGATTAGCTGCAGTTGCTGATGTTAAGCTGGATAACATGAATGGCGAGGCGCCAGTAGGTACTACACTGGCTATTTTGGAAAGAACTCTAAAGGTGATGTCAGCTGTTCAGGCTCGTGTTCACTATTCGATGGAGCAAGAGTTTAAGTTAATTGCAGCGTTGGTAAGAGACTATACTGCTCCTGCTTACGATTACATGCCAGAGTTTGATGCTGAACCCTCAGCTAAGAAAGAAGACTACGATAAAGTTGATATTATTCCAGTCTCTGATCCAAACGCTAGTACTATGGCTCAAAGGATCATTCAGTACCAAGCAGCTATCCAGTTAGCCCAACAATCTCCACAAATATATAACTTACCTGTACTACATCGACAAATGCTTGAAGTTATGGGCATTAAAGACGCGGATAAGATAGTTATTGTGGAAGAAGATCAAAAGCCAACTGACCCTGTAACAGAGAATATGGACATTCTTAAAGCTAAACCTGTCAAAGCGTTCATAGAACAAGACCACGATGCGCACTTAACAGTGCATAACAGCATGTTAACTGATCCTAAGATAGCGGCGGCAATGGGGCAAAACCCTCAAGCATCGGTGATAAAACAGGCGTTAATGGCTCATATCATGGAGCACGTGGGCTTCCAATACCGTAGAGGTATAGAGACTCAGTTAGGTACTACACTACCTCCAGAAGATACAGAGTTAAGCCCTGAAATGGCTGTACAACTGGCAAAACTATCTGCTGATGCAGCTAAACAACTACTACAAGCTAACCAAGCTGAACAAGCCCAACAAACGGCTCAACAGCAAGCACAAGATCCTGTAGTACAGATGCAGCAGAAAGAGTTACAACTTAAACAGCAAGAACTCAATGATAAGAAAGAGATCGAGCTTAAAAAGATGGATACTCAGAAAGAGATAGCGATGTTGAACAACGAGGCTAAATTGCTGGTACAAAATGAAGATGCTAAGGTTCAAGGTCTATTTAAAGGGTTAGATATGGCGACTCAACAAATAGAAGCTCAAAGACAAGCCGCGGTCCCACCAATGCCTTTAGCTGGGCCACAAGGGGCTCCAGCAGCGCCTCCACCACCACAAGGAGCGCCAGCACCTGCACCACCTCCACAACCACCTATGGGTTAATAGATGAAAACTGTACTAGACGTACTGCGTAAAGATCTTGAAGATGAGATAGTTGCTCACATGGATGCCCTTGCAAAAGGGCGTGTTGAGGACTTCCCAGCTTACAAATTATTGGTAGGGACTTTATCGGGTCTGTCCTTAGCTCTTAATCGTTTAAAAGACCTGCAAAAAATCGAGGAAGAAAATTAATGAGTACCAAAGATATAGGAAATATAGATACGGATGCTACTATCGAAAAAGGGGAGTCATTAGCTGACCGCTTACCAGATCCGGTAGGTTACAAGCTTTTATTGATTAAACCAAAGATAGTGGACAAAACAGCGAGCGGTATTGAAATGCCAGACGCTTTCAAAAAGAAAGAAGAGGCTGGTGCTGTAGTTTGTATGGTGCTTAAAGTAGGTGTTATGGCCTATAAAGATGAAGTAAAGTTCCCTACAGGTCCTTGGTGTCAAGAAGGTGATTTCGTGTTAATTGGAGCATATCGTGGGTCACGATTCTCTGTTGATGGGGAAGAGTTTATCTTGGTAAATGACGATATGATTGAGGGTACTGTAGCTGACCCACGCGGCATTAGCCGTGCATACTAGGAGGATAAATGGCTGAAGAATATGAAAATGAAGATATCGATGTAGATATTGATGGTAGTGACGACTATGAGGTAGATATTGTAGACGATACTCCTGAAGAAGATCGAGGTAGAACTAAGTTAGCTGATGCAGAGGACGATGACGATGATGAGTTAGAATCATACTCTAAAGGCGTTCAAAAACGCATTAATCAGATAAACCATAAGTACCACGATGCTAAACGTGAGAAAGAAGCGTTAGAAAGACAGAACGCTGAAGCTATACGCATTGCTCAGGCTATTCTTGCAGAAAACGAACATTTAAAAAGCACACTTAACTGGGGGCATCAGGAGTATACGAAAGAAGCTCAAGGTCGTTTAGAGTATGCTCATAAGATTGCACAGGATAAATATCGTCAAGCTTTTGAAACAGGCGATACAGATGGAGTGCTTGAAGCACAGGAAGAACTAAGTGAACTAGCCAATCAAAAACGGCAGTTAGCTAACTTGGTGCCGCCTGTACAACAAAAAGCTTTACAACCACAAAGTAATGATGTATATATTCCACCATCAGTGCCAGAAGCGCCACCAAGAGACTATAAAGCCGAGAGCTGGGCTGGAAAGAATCCATGGTTTGGTAAAGATGAAGAGATGACCGCCTTCGCTTATGGACTGCACGAAAAATTGGTTAAATCCGGTGTAGACCCTACCTCTGACGAGTATTATCAGCGAGTAGACTCCCGCATACGGGAAGTATTCCCAAAGAACTTCGACAAAAAGAAATCTTCACCAGTGGCATCGGTAGGTAGAACTACCGCACCTAAAAAAGTCACTCTGAACACATCTGAAGTCGCTATAGCAAAACGTCTTGGAGTACCTTTAGAGGTTTACGCCAAGTATAAAGTAAAGGAGCAACAACTCAATGGCTAACGTACAAATTGATAGAGCACCACGTTCTACAGAAACACGCGAAAAAGAAGTTCGTCCAGTATCATGGAAACCTGCGCATGATTTGCCAGCTCCAGACCCACAGGACGGTTACGTGTTCCACTGGAAGAGAGTTTCTATGATGGGTGTACCTGATCCCGCGAATATGGCGAAAGCTAAACGCGAAGGTTGGATACCTTGTCAAGCGGAAGACCATCCTGAGTTATTGTCTGATTTTGCTGCCTTTGGATTAAAGCCCCAAGGTTTGATTGAAATTGGTGGACTTGTTCTGTGTAAGACTACTATCGAGAACTCAAATGCTCGTAAGGAATACTATGCTAATATGTCCAGAGCGTCTGTGGAGTCTGTTGATAACAACTTCTTGCGCGAAAATGATCCTCGGATGCCCCTTTTCTCTGAAAAAGCATCTAAAGTGTCTTTTGGTCGCGGTTCCTAAATAATTAGGGCCGTGTTGAATCTTATTTAGGAGTTTTTTATGGCATATCCTAGCAACGTCGGTCCCTACGGTTTTCTACCGAATACCTTAGAAGGCTTTCAGCCTTACGCTGGTGCAACTCGGTATTTACCGATTGCGTCTGGCTACGCAAAAAATATTGGTTATGGCGACCCTGTGTCTCTATTAGCTGATGGTACTATCGCACGTGTAGATTCATCTACTGGAGCTAAAACTGCTTGGGCTATTAACCCAATCGGTATCTTCTTAGGTTGCTCTTACACTAGCCCAACTTTAAAATACAAAGTTTTCTCACAATACTGGCCTACTGGAACTTCTGCTTCTGATGCCGTTGCTATTGTTGCTGACGACCCACAAATTTTAATGAAGGTTAATTTGACTAATGCTGGTACAGCTTACACTTCTGGTGCTGCTACTCTAGCTGATGTTGGTCAAAACATTGGTTACTTCATTCCTACTAACTCAGGTTCTATTGTTGATGGCGTTAATACTGCTACTGGTAACAGCGCCATTTCAGTTGATTTGGCTTCTAAAAACACTACTGCAACACTGCCTTTGCGCATTGTTAGTATGGTTCAAGAAACTGCATTATCTGACGGTACGTTTGTAGAAGCTTTCGTAGCTTATACAGCACCAACAATGACTGCGGCTGTGACTCAATCAGGTACTACTCCATTTGCTGTTTCAGCTGTGGCTATTACTGTCGTTGGCGGTCACGCATATCGCAACCCTGTCGGCATTTAAGGAGTTTAACTAATGGCTGCTATTTCACGCGCGCAACTACTAAAAGAACTACTTCCCGGTCTTAACGCTCTGTTCGGTTTAGAATATGATCGTTATGGTGAGAAGTATAAAGAAATCTTCGAAACTGAATCATCTGATCGTTCTTTCGAAGAAGAACAAAAACTGTCTGGCTTTGGTGCCGCTGCGGTTAAAAACG